TCTTTTATTTTTTCATCTTTCGTGGGGTATTTAATATTAGAAAGTAAGTTAATAAATTTATTCACCATGTTAGAATTATTACCTAAAAGGATAACCTAAATTCCAAACAACTAATGAATACCTTGTTCCTTTTGTTACAGGTGTAACTCTGTGCCATACAAAAGATGGAAAAACAACAATAGATCCTCTTGGTAATATTTCACTACAAGTAAGTATTTTATTTGGATCTTTTTTATTTCTTAATTGAAATTGTAACTCTCCGCCTTCGTATTCTTTTGGATCAGATAAAGAACAAGTCACAGATAATTTTCTTATCTTATAATTAATATTCGGTTCATTGGGTCTATTGTAAGGTTTGTCCCAACTATCACAGTGCCAGTCATAAAACTGGCCTTTTTTATATTTTGTAAATTGACAAGACTCAGACCAATCCCATTGAAAATTCCACCCTGCGTTTTTATTAGCGGCATTAATATAAGGATGCAGCTCTTTATATATCCATTGGTCATTTAACCAAACAACATTAGAATTTCTATCTTTTTTTAAATCTTTTTTTTCTTTTTCATTTAATTTTTTTTTATTTGCGTATTCTCCAGTTGTTGCCAGTTTACTTTTTTGATTTTTAGAATGATTAATTATTTTATCACAAAATTCTGAAGAAAAAGCTGATTTAAAATACCAATAATTATGAAATAAATTCATAATTTAAGTTATATTCAAAAATAATTATTATTCAATAGACCAACTAGAGCCGTCCCACACATAAGTATTTGTATCGGAAAGCGGTGAAAAATCAGCATTTCTTCTTGAAGCTTTCCAGCCTTTAGTATTGTCAGCTTGATATGCATCCTCGTCCCAATAAATGACATATTCCCATACAACAGGATCAGCCCCATCATTTACAATTGTTGGATAAGCAACTGGAGCTTCCCATAAAAAAGTATTAGGGTTTAATGTATGACTTGGAAAAGGTTGTGGTTTGTAAAACCCATCTGCTTGAGGATCGTAAATATAACCTACAGAAGCATAATTTTTTCTTAATGCCTGTGATTGATCTTGGCTAGGAGCCTTAAAATTAATTCCACCTTGAGGATGACTTTCATAATGTATATTTCCATGTGTATATTTATTAGTTTCGATCCAAGTTCCTTCTAAATTATTTACAAAATCTTGATCTGCTTTAATCAAATCTGTAACTATATTATTAGAATCTATTTTTGCAAAGTAAGCCATAATATTAATCTGTTACTAAAGTTCCTGAAGAAGTAAATTTATGATAATAATATCCACCTGATGTAGATTCTGTACCACCTGAAGCTCTAGCAGTTGTTCCTACATATCTAATAACGACAGCGCCGTCACCTCCGCCGCCTCCGCCGTCACCTTCACCGCCAGCTCCGCCGCCACCACCGAGACCGTCAGTTCCGGGTTGAGATCCAGATGCTCCTTTACCGCCGCCACCAGATCCACCAGGGCCACCAGGTCCACCCATGTGTCCTGATCCACCGCCGCCACCAGCGTATGTAATTCCATCTAACCAAGTACTTCCATTTCCTCCAGGTGCTCCTGGACTACCAGGACCTCCAGAATTACTTGCACCTGATTGAGAGGCTCCTCCACCTCCACCACCAGAAACACCAGTAACACTTCCCCCTGGATTTCCTTGGCCTGGGATTCCTGAGCCAGCTGCACCACCTGATACTTGACCTCCGCCACCTCCAGATCCTCCACTACCGCCTGGTACGTTAAGATATCCACCACCTTTTCCACCTCCTGTTGAGGATTGACTGTTGAAACTAGTTGTACCACCGTTACCTGCTACACCACCGCCTCCACCAATCGAAACTGGATAAGAAACACCGCCAGTAGTTAAATCCACACCTGTGAAGGACTGATAGCCTCCTGCTCCACCACCACCAGCATTACCTACAGAGTTAGGGCCACCTCCGCCACCACCTGCAACTATGAGATAGTCTACTGTAAGTGGATTAGAAGCACCTCTAAATTGTCCCATAGAGATTTGTCCAGAACTTGGTATTGGGCCATTTGGTGCTGGTGCACCTGAAGGAACATTTGGGCCTCCCTCATAATATTCTGATATTGAAATAGGAGGTGATCCTCCAAATTCATCTTGTATACTTGTAAGAGTTGTATTTGTAGAAGGAATTGCCACTGTTAACTCCTTTTATTAGTTAAACTATCAACTTGGTCTGATAATTTTTTCACCGCCTCTATTAATAAACATGTTAATCTGTCATACTTAACAGCTTTAATTCCATCGGGTCTTTGTGCGACAGCTTCTGGTAAAACTTTTTCTACTTCTTGAGCTATTACCCCTACATCTTTTTTTCTAACGAAGTAGCCATCTTCACCACCTCTTTGATCAATGTATTCTTTTTTCCAATCAAATAAAACACCATTTAATTTTTTTAATGATTCTATTGGATCAGGAATATTTGTAATATTTTCTTTAAGTGCAACGTCAGAAGAATAAAAAGCCGTTACATCATTAGTCGCTCTAATTTCACCTGTTGTTCCAGATGCAGCAGTTCCAACTCCAAATGAATCAAACTGTACATCATTAGATGTTCCTAATGATAATGAATCTCTAGCAGTTGATCCCGATTCAGCAACCCAGTTAGCGCCATCACCAACAACAAAATTACCATTGGTAACTGCTAAACCTGCAATATCAGTAAGACCCGCGTCATAAGCTTGAACTGTTGAACCAATTGCAGAGTCATTAAGAACTCCTGCTAATTGATTTGAAATCTCTACAACATCAGTTCCATCAGAATAAACTATTGCTGCATTTTTTTCTGTAGCTCCAAATGTAAAACCAGATCCAGAAACTGTTTTAAATTGTACTGTAAAAGATCCTGAAGTACCATTGATAAGAGTATAAATTTTTTCAATTGAATTAGGAATAGTTACAATTTGGTTTCCTGTTATAGTTCCAGTAAATTTAAGAACCATATTTCTAGCATTTGATAATGTAGCATCTGTCATTACAAGAGCGGTAGTTTGAGCTCCACCTGCTATAGATACCTCTTCATAACCTGCAATTGCTTGTTGAATTAAGTTTAAATTTGAATTAGTTTTATTACCCCATTGGCCAGCGTTTTCGCCAGTGGCCATTAGTTCTATACCGAGTTCATTGTAAGTAGATGCCATAAATTTTGTCTCCTAAATAATTATAATTTTACCTTAATCATGCAGCTAAATCAACCTCTGTCCAAGTATTGCTAACGCCAGGATTAATCTCTTGCCATGCGGTAGTATTAGGGCTTACTGCTGTAGCAGTAAGTTCTATACCTGTAGGTATAACAACACCATCACCTGTAACAGTTACAGAACCAGCGTTTGACGTTAATTGTATACCAGATACACCTACTATTTGAGCAGGTATCTCCTCTGCTTGACCGATACTTAATGTAATCTCTTGTCCTGTAACAGGTTCATTTGTGGATTGCTCTAATGTAATAGTGCCTATAGTCGAAATTATTTCAATACCTGTTACTGAAACTTTTACTTCTGTTCCACCAACTGCTTGACCAATGTTACTTGTTAATTCAATACCTGTTACATCTACTGTAGCTGTACCAGTGACATCAGGAGTTCCAACAAATCCATCTAACTGATCTGCAGCTGCTAATACAAATATGTCTTGATCAATTTGAATAGAAATTGTAGGATTTGCAAAAGTAGATGTTAATTGAATTCCAGTGACTTCGACTGTGGCATCAGTAAACGCAGTTTCATTTCCAATAGAAGAAGTTAATTCAATACCTGTTCCATCAGCAGGAATTACTGAATAATTAACACCCCAACCTAAATTTCCATAAGTATCTCTGCCCCAACCAGCACCTATTAAGAAATTTTCATCAATTGTTACAACACCTGGTGTTGTATTTAATTGTGAACCAGTTACATCTTGTTGAATACCTCTTGCAATATCCTCCTCTCCTATAGAAAGATTTGCTTGAATACCAGTAAGTGAAACATCGGCAGAAGAACCTGCAACGGCTATTCCAATAGTAGATGTTATTTGAGATTGAGTTACATCAACATTAGCATTCGCTTGAATTGTTGATTGTTCTGTAGATGTGGTTAATGATATGCCACTGACTGAGACGGTTTCGTCAGATAGGTCTCCCCATTCTGATGCTCCCCATGTTTTATTACCCCATCCAGTGGCCATATCATTTTAGTTCCTTAATTACGCAATTCTTAAAATCGCAGCAGAAGTTGTGAATGCAGGAAACTGGATTGTAAATGTTCCAGAAGTTGCAGTCTTGTCTCCACCGAAATCTAACACAGCAACTGCTTCAGTAGTGCCTGTACCACCATCAGTTGTTGTATTGTAAATTAAAGCACCTGCAGCTGTTAATGTAACCCCAGTGAAAGATAAGTTAGCGAAGCTAGTAATAGCAACACCAGACGATACCTTAACACCTTGGTTAACTAAAGCTTTACCACCTGCAGTATAACCTGCTGGTGAAGATACTTCAGAAGTTGATGAATAGCTAGTTGTTGATGCACCGATAGCTGCAGCAGAAGTATACATTGCTAAATTAAATGTATCTCCACCACTATCAAAATCATGCTCACCACCCATCAATTGTTTTTTAAATGAATTGCAAATTGCATTTGTTGTTATAGCCATAATTATTCTCCTTTATTAATTTTATGGTGACGGTGAATCTACTTTAACTCTAGGAACACCATCATCAAATTCTGCACGTCTTCTTCTTCCCATTTGTTGAAGAGCAAAATTCTGTATCTCTT